ATCTTAGCCGATACGGCCTCCATCGCCCGCAGCATATCCGCACTCTGGGTCTCTGCGAAGCCACCGGGCAGGATATGATTCTTGCTTTCCCGCATATCGTTGACTTTGAGTTCTTCCTGCAAAGCCTGTTCCGAACAGCGGCGAAGCAGCTCCATTGCGTAGGCTTCACCGTCCTGCTCTACCCATCCGATGTACTGCCGGTAATTATCCAGCGTTTCCCGCTTCAGGCGGGCAAGCCGTTCCTTACCGAAACCGAAGGTCAGGTGCGTTGTCGCCGCCATAACCAACCATGCAATTTCTGCCCCCTCATTCTGGGCCATGCGAAGCTGTTCTTCCTTGCGGTTGCGCGGGGCCTTGGTCTGCGGAAGCCGGACCTCAAAATCACAGATGCCCTTCAAGTCCTCCCGCATAGCATCCGTTGCGCTTTTGCGGTTCTCGGTCAGGATTTTTGTTTTGTACCGCTGCTGAAACTCGTGCATTTCATTACAGGCCCGCTCTAGGCGCGTAGCTCCAATGCCCTCTTCCTGGTGCATGGCCACTACCATACACCAAGTGAAGATCTGCGCCGTCTTATCCCGTTCATCGGCCCGCTGCTGGCGAATGTTCTTCATCTGTTTTGCCATCTCCAATCTTTGCACCCCAAAATTTTTGCCAAGAGCCTTTTTGTTTTGCTGCAGTCCCAATAGTTCTTACACCACTGGCACCGGCCATTGCACAGGAACGCCAGATGTGCTTTCATGTGCCCTCCTTTGCATTTTTGACCTTCGGGCCCGCCATGTGATTCACAGCCCAGGACCAGCCCGCCATGAGCAATGCGGCCACGATCAGGACAATAGACGCCAGCGCCGTCACCGTCTGGTCTGAAATAACTTCACGAATCAGATTCATTTTTTTCTCCCTTTCCGCACGTCGATTGAAGTACTTAACCGGGGAAACTCCGCGTTCATTACAGTCTTTGTTGCTGAAACTGACGATGGCACCGCAAGTTCTCTTATTGGTGCACCGAATACATTTCACGCCCGTACCACTCATAACTTCATAGGTAGATGCGCCGCAGAACGGGCATTCCTTGCTCTTAGGTTCAACGTGTGCTTTCATTTGCTTGCTCCTCTCTGTTCCAGTCTTTTACGGGTGCATAGTACCCACACATCATGCAGCAGACAATTCTGCGACGGCTCCCCAGCAATACGATAAGCCTTGGCGTCGTACTTCTAAAAGGTTTCCCCCATGCCAGAAATCTGCTTCCGCATTTAGGACACGGGAGAACCGCACCTGTTTTCTCCATCAGGATCCTCCCCTGCGCACCGGCTTCTTGCCATTCCCGGCAAACTTTTCAGGCCGTTCATCACTCATGCCGCGAGCCAGAACCAGCGCCCTCTGGTCGTTCGGCATCTGGTAGGTGCAGCCAGTCGCAACGTGAATATACAAATCATTCAGAACGGCGCGGGCAATTTCCGCCGTTTCGTACTGACCCAGACGATATACCGCGCCGCCACCGGTAGGAACCGCTTTGATTTCGTGTTCGGGACTCACATACACGCTGGTGCACTGGGCAATGTTCGTAATGGAGTCCCATTTTTTGTTCATGACGTACATTCTGCATCCTCCACATAGCGCCAGCTCTGGGGCGGGCTGGTAATTTCCACAGGCCGCATACCAAACCGTGTCTCTTGCAAGCCAGTGAGTTCTCGCAGGTCGAGTGGTCGGTCATAAATTTTCAAGTTGGAAATGTGCCATCCCCAGCCGGGGTGTATCCCAAGATATTTAGAGAGCTGTTCGTCGGTCAGGCAAGTAGTAAGTTCCTCTCGCTGGACATTTCGGTACTCATCGTTATTTTCTGGCATGGTGTAAACCGGCAAATCCAGACTTGGGGCTGTAAAATTGAACCCCACGCTATCTCTATCGACCTTGTAAACCTCATCGCAGACAAACTCACCAATTACTTTTCTGTCCATCTTCCGCAAGCCCTTTGGTGACCTCATTAGCCATCCGCTATTGCCGGAACAGTAAATGTACACCTTAAACGGCGTTTCGAGCTTTGGGCAGGTCTTGCGCACTTCAACCGTTTTCATCCCGGCCCAAATCAGCTTGCACCAGTTTGGACGGACGCTCAGCAAAACAGCTTTACTCACTTTGCACCTCCCCGCCGTCCAGGTCGCCTTTGAGCTGTTCGAGCTTTTCGAGCACGATCTGCTGTACCTCTTCAGGCTTGCCGACGATCTCAACGAGCTGCGCCAGCATGATGTAAACATCCGCGATTTCTTCCCTGACGCTCTCGTGGGCGACCTTGATCTTCGCACCGTTGCGGTAGTTGAAGGTTACGGCCCGCTGGAGATTGCAGATCGCCTTCGTGAGCTCTGACATTTCCTTGATCGCCATCTGGAGCTGAGGGGCGGTGCCGTACCGATTGATCGCCCGCCGGATGGTACTCAGACCGTAATTAGGAATGACCGGGATTCCTGCATCCTCGTACCATTTGAGCTTTTCCCGCAGGGTCGCGTAGGCCCACAAAATCGTGTAGTGCTCTGCGATCAGTCCATCAATGCTCTGCTTCGGGTCGTCGAAGAGGTGATCGGTCAGACTTTCGGAGAGCTCCATATCGTTGCAGCCCAGATCGATGCTGCTGCCATGCCCCTTGACGAGCTGCCGCGCATACTCGGTCAGTGCCATTTCAGGTTGCCGCAGCCATACCCAGCCGTCCTCGCTGACGTCAGTAAAGTTGAGGGCAGTCTGAAAATTGTCCACCGGGTTGTCGGTCGTCAGCCTCGGAACACTCTTAATCTTTTGCTTATCCATTTGCTCACCCTTCTTTTTGAATCATCGTCATATCGTAGCCGTTCTCCACAAACTTCACGCAAAGGTCGTGATTGATTCCATTTCCGAGATATGTATAGATGTCCATCATTTCCTCTAACGTAAAATTCGTACCCAGCAGCTTGTTGATGCCCTCAAAATGAAGTTTTCTTTCCTTGGGTGAAACTGCCTTAATTGCAGTCCGCGTAAGCCACTCCAGAATTTTTGCTTTCAGCTGGGTTTCGTCGGTCACATCTTTCAGCCTGAAGCCGGAATCAGTTCTCAGGCTGAAAATGAGTTCATTTTGCATATTCACGAACGACTGCGGGAATGCTGCTTGGATTTTTCCAGCCCACGGGGTATCGAAAATATTGAATTTTTCTACACCGCTTGCGGCTTCTGGCTCTTCTTTGGCAAGAAAGTCAATCGTATTTTCGACATCTGCCAGCGTGTGGATATGTCCCAGTGAACCTTCCATGCTCAGCACGGCCTTCAGCTGGTCAGCGTTAAGCGTTCTCATTTTTTCACTACCTCCTTCGGCGGCAAAGGCATCCACCCGACCACAGGAGAATCCACGCGGTTATTGTAAACATCCTCCGGGTTGAAATGGCGATATTCCCACCAGCCTTTGGGGATGAGATAATCGTCATGCTCTTCATCATAGGTGCCCCACTCGAAAATCTCTTCCCAGTAGAACTTGCTTTTTTCGGACAAAACAGTGCTATCTTCGTAGTGGGCCGTCGTAATCCCATATCCGCCGCAGGCTGTTTCAAACAGAATCAGCACTTCCGTCTCAACTTTCGGAGGATCCTTGTCGGGGTCGCGCCAGAAAGAAAATAGCGCTCCTTCCTGTGCAACAGGAAGTTTCTCGACCTTTTCCCGCGCTACCCGGAGAGTCGCAGAAACAACATCATTCGCACTCGGCTTCTGAATCGTGTTATACTCCAGGCATTTCAATACGTCCTCACGATTGATGTACTCAGCCATTGTTTTCCTCCTCATAAATATCAAGTGCCATGTTCAGCGTGTACGGGGTATCCACCGCGGCGTCTGCGTCCGGGTCAAACTGCACGTCCAAGCTCCCATCTTTCAGCGAAATGGTGAGCACACAGTTATTGAACTTTGTCGTAAAGCTGTCACCATCGTTCAACTTCCCATGGTCAGCCGCGTACAGCTCCAGCGCCGCTTTAATCGCTGCGTTCGACTGTTCCATCAATCCCTTTTCATTCATCTGAAATCACCTCCATCTTCGCCACATCGAATTTCTCATACTCTGGGTAACAAGCCTTGGCCATCACTTTTGCCCGCGCCGCTGCGCTTTTACCGCTTTTATCGTCAACCAGCACATACGGCAGGAGTGCAGAGCCATGCTTGCCAGACGCCGCTATCAGTATCTGATACTTAGGCACCTTTCCGTCCTTTCCCGGATTTAGGCGGGTGAGCCTCCTGCCAGCGGTCCTCTCTGCTCGAAGCGATACACAGAGCATAGGCCAGCGCCGTAGCCATTACCGCCAGAACCACCAGCACAATTCAAAGCCACATTTTGCATCACCCTCCCAGAAGATTTTTCATCATATATCCGGCCATAGCCTGTTCGTATGCCTGTTTAGGGACATCCGCCGCACCATTCTCTTCCAGCAGCTCTTTGATGCTGTGCTCGCGTCCTGCGCCGTCAATGGCCCGAACTCTGGTACTGCCGCGATTGACCGTCACCGTTTTCTTATCGCGCGGGTGGATACCGAACGGAAGCTGGAATCCTTTCTCAAACACCCAGAGGTGATAGCAGTCGCAGACATCCACCAACCTGTCCTGCGTCGGGAACACCTCGACGGCAACTCGCTTCTCGCCGAACAGGTCGTTTTTAATTTCCATCTTGACGGCCCACGGGATATCCCCGTTGCCGTCGCTCTGGCCAACGCCCTCTGCCGCCGTAATCGTGACGTGTTCGACCTTGCCCCATTCCGTGCGGAGCAAACGAGACATCACGCTGTACTTCTGGTCTTCGCTGATCCATGCCCGATCCATCTCCCTCATCCAGCCGTGATAAGGTACTCCCAGCTCTTCAACCGCCTGTTTCGGGGTAATCGTCTCAATCCACTTCATGTTGCTGCTCCTTTCCAGTGCTCATGCCCATCAGCTCCGGCGTGTCCACTACATTTCCAACCACCTTTGCGGTCAGAACCAAGCTTGCAAGACCATGCTCGACAAACTCCTTTTGGTTCTCCGAAAATTCTGCGTAGAATCCGATATGGCCTACGCCGTAGTCGATGTATTCGCCGTATCTTACGGCAAAAATCACATCTTTGCCGCATCGATCGTCTTTCAAAATGTCCCCCTCAAAAACAGGCGCCCCGTTTCCGTCCGTCAGAGTCGTGTTCATGCCGATCGTAAACGGCTTGACGAGATGGGCGTATGCCGGCTCTTGCTCGGAGTTGATGTACCAGCCCTCACCCGGGCGACTGTTCTTCACACCCGGGGAGCGAATCAAGAATCCCTCATGCCAAGTGCCATCTGGGGACTGCCCACGAAAAGTTCTACCCTGCATCATGCTTCCTCCTTGACCTTGACAGGAAGCACCAGCGCTTCATACTGCGGCTCAATCAGCTTTACGGGGGATAGAGGACCGACCACCCATGCGCTGACCTCGTCTCCTTCCATCGACTTCAATGCCTCGCTCAGGAACTCCAGATTAAAGCCGATTCGCAGGCGCTCATCCAGCTTTCCGTTGAAGGAAAAATCCCCATTCATCTGCGCAATCGTGCTACGCATCGATGCTCTACCTGTGCCGCCGGGTTCCAGATCCATCACCAAGGTGCTCTTTTCCTTTGCGTCTGCAGACCGAGCAAGTTTGACGCGTCCCAGAACGCCCAGCAATTCTTTTCTGTCAAGCACGATTCTGGTTCCCCCACTCTTTTGGGCTGCAATTTTGCTATAATCCAGAAACGGTTCTGCGATCAGGCGAGACTTTACCTCAAAATTGTTGTCACTGAAAACGGCCTTTTTGCGGTCTCTTTCAATACTGACGCTCCCATCAAGGCCCAGCGTATCAATCGCCTTTGCCGTTGCCGCCGGAAGCACAAACTTGAAATCGCCATCGGCGGTGCAGTCGATTCGGCTGATGGCCATTCTGTACCCATCCAGGGCGCAGATTTCCAAAGTATCGTCGCCGTTGTGGGAAAAGCACAGCCCTTTGTGCGCCGGATGCCGATCCTCCTTGGACACAGCGTATAGAACCTTTGAGATGGCCCAGCTCAAATCGTTCGCTCTCACCACGCAGCGCTTCGCATCCTTTCCCGGACCATCAAATGTGGGGTAATTCTCTGCCGGCGTCGTGCTCAACCGTGCCCGCGCCGTGCCGGACTCTATGACCAACCCGCTCTTTGTCACGTTGATGTTGATTTCAGGGGCTACTGCTCCGCTGATAAAATCCACTCCACGCGGTGGAATAACGACGCCCTGCGGAACCGGGCTGGAAAGTTCCGCCCGAATGCTCAGTTCCAAATTCGTTGCGAACGCATCCGGGCCACTCAGCAGGATTCCCGTGCTGTCGTTGCCCACCGCACGAACCTCCGGCACCGCTGTACGCAACTTGGAAAACAGTGTTCCAATTTCGCTTCGTTCAAACTTCATCGTCTTTTCCTTTCTCAAAATTGTCTCTGCTGAACTGCTCATAGCATTCCGGGCACATATAAGCCACCCGCTCCGGGCTATCTCCACGTTTTCTGCGCAAGAGCAGCGCGTACATTTCTTTCATCGGTCTGTACTTGCCGCAGGCCGTGCAATACTCCCACAGACGCTCTTTCTGCACGTCGCTGGGAACTCTCTGAAGAAGCGGCTGTGGTTTCTCGCGCCGCATATTCTCAGCGCCCACCACGCTTTCCATGCTGCTCCGCATGAAAACAGGTGTGTCGGTTGCATCCGCTGACGCAAGAATGTCTTTAATCCACTCCGCTTTAGGAATGACCTTTCCTGCATTTCGGCCTGTTTCCGCGCCGATGATGACCCACTTCAACTTCTGGAACGCTTTTGTCACGTCGCCCTCAAACGGGCCAAGGAGCGGCTCTATCGCAACGAACGTATTATAGTGTTCGTTCGCCCATACGCTGCTTTCTCTGACCGTCGCTGTCGAACCGTACCAGAAATTCTTGTTTTGGGGCAGCTTCTCGTGATTCACAAGCTGCTTATAGCGTTCCGGATACTGCGTCAGAAAAATGTACTGGTGCTGGGGTGCTTCATCAGCCGCCGCAAACACCTGAAGAATCCATTCTTCAGGAACCCACGGCCCGAATAAATCGCCGTCTGTGTATACCATAATGCTTGAGCCAACTTTGACCTTTTGCGGCCAGTCGAAACGGTATTTGTGCATCGTGGGCAGAAATCCCGTTGGACTGTTCAGGAAGTGCTTGTTTTTCGTTTCCCACGGGGTATCCAGCTCAAAGAGCTTTTCTCCCACCTGCTGAACTTTCGGTCTCTCTGCCAAATTTCGGCGCCAATCGCTTGCAAACCGTATCGCGCTTTTCCTTGCATAGCAGTACCGACAATCTTTCAGGCACCCTGTCACCGGATTCCAAGCATAATCGGCCAACTCATTCTTTGTTCTGTTCACCGATAAATCCTCCCCGTCTGGTTATCCACGAGAACAATTCGCTCCACAATTTCAAACCCGGCGGCACCTGCCACATAACGCAGAACGTGAACAAGCTCGCTCACACGAGCTTCTTCCCTCTGGATGTTGCTCTCTGCCCGAACCCGTGTAGGATCCGGCGCGCCGCTGGGGTTGTGATTCTTCCGGGTGTCAGGCATTATTCTCTCCTTTGTCCAAAACCATGAAATATTCGTACTGGGTGCCCGGATTGGTATTCGGGCGGCGGCGTACAATATCAACTCGGTATCCCGCTTTCAGGAGCAGCCGCCCCAAATCCAGACGTTCATCTTCCGAAAGGCCCTTTGCTTTGGCGGGCGCGAGAGAAAGTTCAATTTTAGCCGACACGCTTTTCCACCTCCATCAAGTCGTGCATCAGTTCGTCAACCAGCAGCTTGCCAGCATTCGTACCCGTGCGGATAATGTTTCCGTTCTCCTTGAGTTCCGCAAACTCCTGTGCGCGGATTTCCTTGGACTGCCGTGCAAAATCAATTTCCGCCGTTGTCATGCGGCCCTGCACGACCTGTTGCCATTCCGCAATAAACGGTTTCGCATCCTCCAAATCGGCGTACTGGTCGTTGTTATAGCTGCGCTTTTGGCGGACAGTGCCGCCCGGCTCCACCTCCAAGGTATACCACGGGGTATTCGGGTCAGCCTTGCGCCGCATGAAGAAGATGTAGCTCTCACGTTTGGCAATACGCTCAAAGTACCTAGTTCCGCGCTGGATGCAGTGGTCAAGAAACCTGCTTTCTTCCAAAATGGCCTTTGCCCCATCCGGCACCCGAATGATGTATTCCGCTCCATCGTACTCGTAGATTTTGCGGATTTTCTTGTAGATGTTCTCGATGTGGAACTGATTTTCCAGCTCCTTGGCTTCCTTTTTGATGCTGCTTGCGGCACCTCTCAAGGCGTCCTTTCGACATTGCTTATTTCGCTCCAGAACCAAATCATCGTGGCGACGCTTGAGATCCAGCGGAAAACGAACCTTTTCAAGATTCAAGTTCATCTTCATCTGCCCGGCCATATCGATATAATCCAACCAGTCCGATGCAACTTGAAGAGCAATCTGACCGTTGTAGCTTCCGGTGACTCGCCTTGTCTGCTGGCGTAGATATTTCAAGCTCCGTGTCATTCCGCTTTCCCGCAATGTCTTGGCCATTCCTGAGAGATTTCGGATGTTAGCCGTCATCTTCATGTTCTTGTCATTGATTGCAAGGCCGGCTTCTTTCCACTTCAACGCATCATCCACCTCGCGGAACGACTTTTTGCTTTGTGCGACCACAGCCAGCTCCTGACGATTTAAGCCAAACACGTCGTAATAGGTCTTTGCTCGAAGATTGATGCGGGTGCTGTGTTCATATTCGTCGTACACCTGAGAGCACAGCGCATCAGCCCAGCCCGTTTTGACAAGGCTTTCGGCCATCGGATACCGATTCACGATTTCCCACTGCCGAACTTCCCACGGAAAATTGAGGTGATTATCGTACTGGTACATCCATTCAGATTTCAACACTTTCCGAACATCACTCTCAAATTGGTCAGTGTGGGATGCCAGCGTGTACGGCTGATACGGGCCAGAGGGGGCCAGCAGCATCGCGGACAGCTTCGGGCGCTGGCACATGATATACTGAGCTTTTTCGCCCCAGTCGCGTTTCCACTGCTTGATGGTCTTTCCGTCCGTCCACCAGATTCCACGGCCGTGAAATTCCGGTTCTGCCCGATGATTTCTGAAATCGAAATACACCAGATAGCGGCGAATCCAGACTCCATCCCCCTGCGGCTTGCTCCAAAGGAATGTCCTTGCGGCCCATAACCTTTTGACCGAATAGCGGGTATTGCGAACCTGCATTTTCTCCCCGCAGCACTCGCACGTCGCTGTGCTCTTGTGTTTGAGCAGCTCCGACAGCGTATATTCACCACCGCAGCTATCGCACCTTGCCCGCTGAATCGAGATTTTCTTCTCAACGCCGCCGGGTTCGATTACGTTCTGTTTATCATTGGTGACCCAGAGAAAGCCCGCATCGCTGCATACTTTCAAAACCTGTCTTCCGAGATCTTCCGGCGGCTCCGGCAGATTCTCAAAGAGCTTCTTGGTCTCAGCCGCCTGTCGTGCGTTGCACTCTTCGCGCTTCTTCCTGGCATGAGCCGACAGTGCATCTTCTACAATGCCAATCAGATATCCCGGTCTGCAGTCATCAAAATAGTTCTGCAGGAGTTCCGATTCTCCTTTTGTGGCCGGCACTTCGGTCCTCCATGTCAAGCACTGGCAGGGCTTGACCTCAATTTGACGCGGCGAAAGCTCGCCTTTAGTCGGGTTCTCGTTCCCGCGAAGCTCCCCCGTCCAGTAATCCCCGAAAAAGCGCCACACGACCAGCGGCTTTTCCTTTTTGTCCCAGACGGCCACCGTCAGCACCTTTCCCTTGATATAGCGGCCCACGCCCTGCCCCTCGGCAACTGACATAGACAGCGCCGCATCCAGCTCCGGCCGTTTCGGTTCCGGCGCATAAAGTTTCAATTCTTCAGCCTTTTTCATTGCATGCCGCCTCCAAACTCTCTGCCGTGTAGTTCTTCCCTGGCAAAATCTTTACGCCGTCAATCAGCTGTGCAATACAGATGGACTCCTGCTGATCTTGGATGATGAAGCAGAGCCATTCTCCCAGTTCTCCGGCCAGCTTCTTGCCCTTTCCATACGCAATATGGAACGGTTTCTTGAAGCAGTCCTCAAATTTCTCTGCCGGGTGCTCAGACGCATACCTTGCGTGCATAAAGAGAAATTCATCCTCTTTCAGCCTGCGCAGCGGGACAATTTCGGTGCAACTGCTTCGCGTCCCGTAATCATCTTCGTCAATGTCACCGCCGGCTGCAATGGCCCAAAATTCATTTTTGCCATCCCATGCGTACCAGTTCATGCAGTCAAGCGGATCCAGGCAGTAATGGAAGCCTGCGTTTGCGCATTTTGCTTTTATCGTCTTGCTCACCTCGCCCGGCTGGTACTGATAACTGCCATTGCCGAGCGTAGCAATCAGGCCCGGCTTGAAACCTTTGAATCCTAAAACCATCAGAACCATCCCTCCAAGGAAAGCTGCATATCGTCCTCCGCAAGCGTTCTCTTCTTTTTTGCTGGCTTTTTCTCGTCCGGCTTTTTTTTCGCTTTGGATGCAGGTTTGGTTGCGTGAGCAGGTGCCGCCTGCTTCAGCACATTGGGAGATGCATCTTCTGGTTTGATGGCGGCCGGAGCCTGCATCTCAACTTCCGTAGGCGGTGCGCCAGTCAGTTTGATGTTCATGCTGAACGAAACCTCGGCATTCGGAAAGTAAAACTGCACGGCTTTACGGTACGCTTCAATGTCAGACAGAACCTCTCCGGCATTGTGCACAACTGCCGCGCAGCATTCCGAGAATGTGCGCTCCGTGTTGCAAACGACCTCGGCAAAGCGCGGCTCCTGATCTGCAAAGTTCAGCAGCGCCCGCAGCACATAGCTCTGAACGCTCGCGGCGGCGCGCCCACCTTTGAACATCTTGTCCTCTGCCTCTAACTTCTCTTTTGCCTTGGCCCGCCAATCGACGAACTCTACTGTGGTTGTGGTGTGTGTGGTGGAATCCATATTGTCCTCCTATCAGAAAAAGCTCAACTGCCCGCCCTTACCCTCAGAGAACATCGGTTCCTGCTCCGGCTCTTTGGGCGGCATTTTAGCGGCTTTTGGCTTTTCCGTATCTTTTGGTTGCTTACTCTTTTTTGTGGCTTCAAGGGCTTTCTGTGGTTCGGATTTTGGCGCATCCGCAGCACGCTCTTCCTTTATCGGCTGAGTGACCAGCTCCATCTGCGCCATAAAAATTCGATACTGCCAAACCGGGATCCTGAGCAGCGGCGTGTACCAGACGTTCCCTTTGTCAACCGGAATCAGCCCTCTTTTGTCATAAGACGTAGACGGGCTTGCAAGCGTATCACCGATGACGACGTATCCCGGCATTCCAAGCAGACTCATTTGCAGATAGCACATCATGCCCACGATGTAGTCAATGTCCTGTGCTACAAACAGCACATCCGTCTGGTAATTGATTTCTTTTTTCCTGCATTCGTTCGCAAATGCCACCAGCAAGGCCCCAGCGCCGCAGGTCGGGTCACAGACCGCAACCCATCCCCTATCTCCGATTTTCTGCCGAAATTCTTCTGCCGGGGTCGTCACTGCGGACATAAACTCGCAAAGGTGGTAAGGCGTGAAGAACTGGCCCGCATGGTCACTGCCAAGCCCCAAGCACATATACAGCTCGCCAAGGAAATCCTGTTCCGAGTTGTCCTCCAGCGCCATAACCAGAATCGAGAACATATCCGCGAATGCGTCCACTTCCTGCTTCGTGTACTTTTTCACAATAGTCATGTACTGCTGCTCCCGCTCATCGAAGTGGCTCTTGTCCGTCGCGTTGGACACGGCAATGGCGCTTATCGTAATCCAGTCGCTCCAAACCTGCCACCTTGACCGCCCCTTGCTTGTAAATACTTCAAACTTTTTTACAAGCTCTTTCTGGGCCTCGCCGCGGACATGGCGAACGTCGCTTCCCATTAGAAAACCTCTTTAGTCTGGTGGAACTTCCTCCACCCGCTTTCTAAGAGATCTCCTTTTTAGGCGATCCAAGCTGTTATCAAGGCCAAGGAAGCTATTTCCACTCGGCGTTTCCCGGTCTACCCGGTTTCCTTTGTATGTGATATGTACTTTTTCCCACGCTTCCAGCGTTGTGATTTTTTGTGCTGCTGCTTGGTCGAGCAGACGCTTAGCATAGACCCAAGGGTACTTTGCTTGATGGCGCATCGCTTCTTTCAGCGCGGCCACCACTAAGGCGTCCTCTATACCAGCTTCCCGCAGGTCTCGGAATTCTGCGGCCATATAAGGCGTGAGCATCTTATCGCATCCAGCCCATACCCAGTAGGACTCCGGCTTTCCGTCGGGCGGACCAGTTGAAGTCTCCTGCTGTTCGTCCTCTTGAGTATCCGAACAATCAAAACTATCATTTGGTTGTTTTGGTTGTTCCTGTTTTTTTGCATTTGAGTTACCTTTTGGCGCTCCGCCGCTCTTTCCTGCCGCAGCACGTTTAGCCCTTGTTTCTTCCCACTTCTGGATGTTCTCATCCAATTTTTGCTGAATCCACCGAAAAGCCATATCCGTCGCCGGATTCTCAAATTTTGGCATCCTGCCATTTTCGGTATAGGAAAGAATCGCGTCGAATATCCGCCCTTTTTCCTCAAGCGGTAAGCTCTTCAGTGGCTCTGCCCATTCCGTATAAAGCAGAACGCTCTTTTTATCGTTTTTCACTTGACTGCTCTCCGCTTCGTAAATTCAGAATTTTGCACAGGTGCTTATCCAGCTTGATTCCATAGATATGGTAATCAGCGAACAGCGCATTCTCCCGGCGGTGCGCTTCCTCGTGGTGCGCTCGGCAAAGCGCGATTGCATTCAAGCCAACGTGAACGACCTTTTCTCTGTCCATGCCCATGCCGATACGGTCAACATGATGTACCTCCGCCGGACGGTTGCAAATTGCACAGCGGCGGTTCTCAAGACACAGATACAGGTATTTTCCAATGTCGTCCGTTTGTGTCAGCAGACTATCCTTTGTCGGAACACCCCAATGGAAGCAAAATGAAATCAGGTAGGTAATGAATTCTCGTGCTGTCGTCATGTCGCAGTCCGAGAGGGAGAACCACTCCCGCATAGCGCGGGAGCAGAAATCCCATTCCAAATACTGCCGAAGCTCTTCCGGCTCGTGGCCGGACCACAAAGAAATGTCACGGATGATGGCAAAAATCTTTCGGCGCTGGTCAACAGAAATCGTGCGCCCATCATCCAACCGGACCTCCACCCGCCGGGGGCGTTTCTGTTCCACAAAGCGGCTGATGTCCGTATCGGGCTTCAGGACGAGCTTTCCATCTTCCAGCTTTTCAATTCTCGCCGTTACGACCATCCGTTTTCTCCTTGTCAACATGAACGTGCATAGGGATATACACGCTGTTCGCCTGCATATTTCTCACCAAGAAGTCATTGCATTTTGCTTCCGACAGGTGATTTTTGAGCACCTGCATCTCATAGGCATACTGTCCAGCAGCTTTTTTCTGCGCGATTTTGGCTTGAATGTCTTCATCTCGATAATTGGCTTCTATCAAATAGAGGTCATATCCGAGTGCCTGCACCCCGTTCAGGTTGTTGGTGTCGGTAGCATAAATCACCTTGCCAGATGGAAAATGCACCTTGTACCCGCAGTTCGGTACATTGTGAGTCAGCATAAACGGAATCACATTGCACAGGCCGTATCCGTACATGGTCCGGGGTTCCAGCACATCAATCTGACGTTCCGGCACCCCTGCGGCCAGAAGCGGCGGTGCCAGCCAGCGGCAACACCCAAAACGCAGCGTTGGCCGTTCTTCGGCAAGCCGCTTGATGGTGCGCTTTTGGAAGTGGTCGCTGTGGATATGGGTGAGTAGGACCAACTTCAGCTTCGGCACATACGGCTCCAGCGCCTTATATGGAACGCCGCAGTCTATCAGAACAAACTCTTCCAAAATCGTGGCGTTTCCGCCGCTTCCGGTGCTGATAATGTTGTACTTGACCATCAGAGTGCCGCCAAGTCAACAGCCGCTTTTACTTCATCTGCTTCCGGCTCCGGTAAATCCATAGTCTTGGCCGTCCGCTCGATTTTGGGCGGATTCTGCTCGCCGAGTCCATTCTGTCCGGCATCTGCGAAATCCGGCGTCTCCGACAGAAGTCCGTCATCCGCACTGTTGGGAACCATCACTCGACCATCTCGTTCATAAGCGGTAGTCATTTCAACAGTCATGATTCCCCATTTGGAAATCAGCTGGCGCAGCATAGTCTTTTTTGCCATACCGTCAAAATCCCGGTACCAAAAGCTGGAATATTTCCACATATCTTCCTGCGGGATTTCACCATTCAGCAGCTTCTTATATGCGGCGGCGCTGAATGCCGGGGAGTACTTGTCCGCATGAGACATCATCTGGTCTGCCGTCCAGTACAGAGTTTTCTCGAAGCCATTGATATACTCAAAGTGGGCAATATAGCCCACAGTCGGCATTGCTGCACGCTTTTCAAAATCTTCGATGAAGTGCATTTCATGGAAACGCTCTTCAAAGGGATCCCAACCCCCCAGTTCTCCGGATTTGATTTCCAGGACATTCAGGCGCTTGTACTGGCCCGTTCTCAGAGCCAACTGGATGTATCCCTTATAACCCAAAACGAATTGCGCCTTGAGACACGCCGGCTCAATCACATTACCCTGCCGGTCACGTTTTGCTTTGGATTTGAACGGCACCAAGTAGAACTGGCCCAACTGCGGGGAGGGCTGCAAGAGCAGGCTTTCGCCCAAAAGGGCACCCGCCAAAATAGTACCCGCATCGCACTCCTGCAAGGCAGGGTTAACTGCCACAGCAGAAGTGATATTTGCAGCGAATCGTGCCGCGCGTACCGTGTCGCTTAGGGTATTATTTATGAGTTTTTTGTATTTCTCGGTCTGCATTGCCTGAGAGAAGTACAATTTCTGCGGCTGCATAGCTTTAACCATTATCGCTTACCTCCTCGTTCTCAATGCCGACGGAATCCATATGCTTCTGGATTTCGTCGATTTTTTCATTTACGAAAGACTTCAGTTCCCGGAGCTGGGTCAATGTACCGCGGCACTGGAATGTGCGGCCCATGAAAGCAAACTTGGCGGTCATGACCTGTTCCTTGCTCTCCTGCTGGGTCTCTTTGACCTCCTGCTCATCCATAACCGGAGGCTCGGTACCCATGACCTGCGGCGCTGCCAGTTCTTCTTCCACCGCATCCAGCACCGCCGACTCTGCTTCCTGCGCTCGAAGCTGGGCTTCAAGGCGTTGTTTCCGTTCAGCTTCCTCGCGGGCCACACGGTCTTTGCGCTGGCTCACGCTGTTAATCGCAACGGCCAGATTGCGGCACTGCTTGTACTCGGCCATAACCTCCGGGGCGTTCTCCATGCCGTTGATGCAGTTCACATCAGCCACCACGCGGTCAACGTATTCCTTGACCTTGCTCTTCAAGGATTTCAGGCTCGCCGTCATGGTAACAGCAATACCGATGTCCTCATAGCTGACCCACTCGACCCCGTTTGCCTTGACCAGCTCGTCGAAGTAAGCAACCACTTTCTTCTCCTTGTCAGCTTTCAAGCCGGCTTCCACATCCGTGATTTTGCCTTTCAGCGCTTCATCCGCAGGGCCATAGACATCGGTGACGCACTCCTTGTAAACCTTGTCGAAGTCCTCAAAAGGCTTCATGATCTGCTTCTTAACGACTGCGCGGCGGTCATCCAAATCCTTGCGGTCACGATTCAGCTTCGCCCGCTGCTCCTTGACGACCTTGAGCGTTTCTTCCGTGCAAACCAGCGCCAGCGCTTCCGCCACAGACGCCTGTGCCTGAGCCTTGATGCTGTGCAGCTGTTCCTTGATGACGGGAAGCTGCTGCACCACAATCAGACTGTCGGCTAACATCGGCTCCTGCGTGGTTACGGCGGCAGTAAGTTCTTTTTCCATGTTGTACCTCCTAATTTTTGCATAGAAAAACGGCAGAAAGGATAGTCCTTTCTCGCCGCTTCGTACCTGTTGAAAAATCCAACCGAATATGCTACAATATGGCTGTGTGTGGTGGAGACCTGTATTTTCCGGCTTGATGTTCCTGCATCAAGCGCCAACGGAATGTGCGGGTCTCTATCCATTTGTAGCGCACCGGCCGTTCTGGTCGGTGCTTTTTTCGTGTGCGGCGAGTATGTCATATACCGTGAGTTGGCCGATGATTTGGCGCTCAGCGGTGCTCTTAGGCTGTGTAGCGATCTTTCCCTTGCGAGGTCTTGCGGGCGATTTCAGCTTCTTGCCGAACTCCTTGGCGTAACACTTTGCGCCGTACCCCGCTTCGATTGCCGCCGGATCTGTAATGACCCTGTGACACCGAGCGCATCTTACCATGCTTCTTTCCTCCGAAAATCATGAACATCTGGAATGCGTGCGTCAGCCGCACCGCCATGATGATTGCAATGATGACAAGCAGCCATTCGCCGCCGATTGCCCAGTAGCCACGCCAGCGGTAGGCACTCGGCAACTGCCATATTGCCATCAGCCCTCCGGCTACGACCCCGGCCAGCGTGTCCAGTAGTCCTACGAGTACCCAATCCATCACGCTCAGCTTCTTTTCCCTGCGCTTCATTTGAGGTTTGCTCCTTTCATATAGGTTTTGACCAGCGCCCACTTGTGAACGTCCATCGGCCGGCGAACAGCATCTTCCAGTGCTTCTTCGGTTCCGCATCGGTCACAGATTGCGATTCCCGGAACCTGACGGGAAAGAGCGTTGCTGTGCAAGCGCATCTTCATGGTCAGCTTCCCGCACCGTGGACACGGGAGCACCTGCGCCATCTCAGCTGCGGCATCCTGCACATCGAGGTATGTAGCAAAGACTTCATCCAGCAGCTTCTTCTCCGCGTAATCCTGAATCATTTGCATCACCTTACGAAACATCCCTTTCTTCCTCCAAAAGGCCAACCATTGCGCTCCACACCTTGTCGGTGTAGGCAGTGCTGCGGGTTCCTGCATTCCAAGCCTTTTCTGCTCCGCTCTTCCCAAGGTTGTACGCCATCATCGTTCGGTTGATGTCTCCATCGTACAGGGCAAGATAGCTTCCGAGCATATAGCACCCAGCCTTGATGTTCTGGCAGGCATCCAACAGATCCGTGACTCCCAGCTCATCTTTGAGCCATCCGGCATTGATGCTGTTGATCTGCATCAGACCATAATCCCTGGTTGAGCTGGTAGCACTCACCGTATAGCCGCTCTCAACCTGCATGACGGCGTAAGCCAGCTCCAGCGGAACTTCGTACAAGTCGCACATCTCGGCTGTATACTGCTGTAAATCCGCATCCAGCGGCACATGGTATGTAATCGACTCATAGGGGGCCGGGTCTTGTCGGACGCACTCGCCCTGCTCAATGTCAGCCCGCACAGGAATCGTCGCTGTCGGGAGCTGCGCCGCTTCCGGTTGGAAAGCGAACGCCGCGGCGATGCTTCCGATTACCAGTAGTTGCGCCGCTGCTGTTGCCACCAGCGGGATTATTGCCTTTCGCATCATCCTGAACCTCCGTAATGCCGAACCGCTCAAACACATACCGCCGGGGCACTCTGCCCGGAAACGTAAGCAGACCCTTTGCTTCCAGCTCTTTGTTCATCTGCTGGATAAACTGATAGGCTCTGGATTTGCTGCATCCGACAATTTCCTGCACTTCGCTCGCGCCGATAAAGTACGATTCTTTCACGTCCGACGCCCTCCTTTCGAAAAACGCATATTGGCCATCGCCACGAACAGGTTGTTCATTCGATCCAGGATCTCATCCCATTCAGCCTGTTCATTCTCTTCGATTTTTCCATCTGCGACGATTTCTATCATCGCATCGCGCTTTACGATAAACCTCTGAACCGCCGCCAGAACGCTGAGGACAGCTTCCGGCAAGTCCTTTAACTGAATCTCCGGAACCACCCGCTTGCCCAGCTCTGAGGACCGGCGCAGATGCTGAACTGCAAGATACGGGGCTTGGTACACATCGCACATGGCGCTTGCCACGTCGCTGGGTACCGGGCGCTGGCTCTGCTCATAATCCCGCAGAGAATCAACTGACACGTTCAAAAGCTGTGCAGCTTTTTCCTGCGTCATTCCGGCAGATTTCCGCGCGTTTTTGTAGATATTCTGGCAATCAACCGCCATTTCGCACAACTCTCCTTTCTGGTAAACTTATGATGTAAGAAATCACGCCCGCAGGTTCAGGCAGGACTCAATCGCGGACTTGATGTTCGCAGACGGCACCATCGTACCATTGATGACCTGGCTGACGTGTGCGCGGGAGTACCCGATTTCTTTTGCCAGCTCGGTGACGCTCATATCGTCGCGCTCAACCATCGCTTTTTTGACTGACACGCACCACTTCGGCAGCGGAACTTTCTTCATGTTTTTTCTCCTTCCCGACAAAGATTTATCTAACAAATGTATTGAACACTTGTTTGATTTTTGATAGACTAAAAGGGCCAGTACCCACCATTCAACGCGTTCCCCCGCCTTTAAGCTGTTAAGCAGAAGATCTTGGGGAGTAATCGCTTTACCTGCGCACCGCCGATTTGCAGTATCGGCGCTGCGCTTTGCAGCGATGCCTGTCATTAGGAGGAATCAACTTGCATGGTTTGTACTGCGTGGTACGTTGAAACCCCTTCGCAGAGGGGCTTCGGGGAACGCGCTGAATGGAAAGCGCTGACCCTTTCAATCTGACATTTGTTTTGTACAAGTGTATTATAATCTTTCTTTAGGCGTATTTCAAGACGAAATACGCCTGTGGATAGATTTTGTGAGGATACACAAAATGCCGACCCAAAATTTGTATGATTCTATTGCCCTTGCAGAAAATATCAAAATTCAGGCAAAGGCGCGCAATGTCCAGCTGAAAGATATGTTCGCCGAACTCGACTTGAGCAAGGGGACGCTTTCCAATCTTCGACTTGGTAAAAAAATCTCCGCCGACAGTCTGGCGCGTATTGCCGACTATCTTGACTGCTCTATGGACTTCCTCATGGGGCGCACTGTTGACCCCGCCGTGAAACGGATGAATCTGACAGATGATGAACGCCAAAAGGTTACAGATTATCTTCAGTTCATTCTGAGTCAGCGAAAATAGTTCTCAGAGCCGCTCAGATAGCTCTATTTTGCGTTTTTGATTCTTCCGCAAGGAATTTGTCGTTTGATGCAAAAGGCGGCTCAAATCTCCTCTTTGAGCGATTGTGCTCATTCGTCGATTGCGAAATGCGCGTCCTCTATGATAAGCGTGGTTCCACGGCCCTCTTCGTAGATCATGGTATTGCGCTTGCCAATGTACTCTGCCGGAAGCTCGCCACGCCTCACCCGTTCAAGGTTGAGTGGCGTCGGCTCCCAGCGGCCTTTGTAGTCCTCCGGAATCGCGGCCCACTCAGCTTTCGTGTAGTGGCGCATCAGGTCTGCCCCCATTCTTCCCCATTCAGTTCCATCCAGCCGTAGGGGTCGCAGTACCACCAGCTGGATGCACCATCCTCGGTGAGCCGCACGATATCGGACACGCTCATGCTGTGGCCAGAGAAATCAACGGGTCGATTCGACCCGTTGAAGAGTGCGAACAGGCGAAGAAGCATCCTGACCACTTCCGGGACAGACGGAATCTCACTGCCGTATACCCGGCGGTAGTTCTCCCGGTGGATGCCGCCCAGCTGTGCGGCCTGATCGGATGCCATGAACCGCAGTTTTACCCGCTCCATGGTATCCTCTTTCAGCTGGTAGATCTCATACTTCATGTGAATCTTCCTTTCTTTGCGGTGGTTCCCGCGACCTTGCCTGGCTGGTTGCCGGGTGGTTTCGGCCATTTCCGATGGCCATCATCAGGCGGGGGTGATTTCGATGCCTTTTTCGAGGTATCCATCATTCCAAAGAGCAACAGTCCAGCTCAAGCTGTGCTTTTCCGCGAACCGTTTCGCAGTGTCGAACACTCCTTCGGCTCTATCACGATATTCGGTTTTCACGACTTTGAAGTTGACCGGCGTTCCATAACGAACTTCGTAACGTGCCATTGTTCAGACCTCCAATCTTGCCACGACGGAATTATAAAAGCCCTTGTACTGCTCCTGCTCCTTGACGGAGTTGCTATCCGCGCCAAAGTCCCAAGTGTACCGCTCAATCCACTTGTCACACTGCTGCGCCCTGTCCCGGAAATACTCAGCGATGTGGGTCTTGTCGATGCCCTCGACAATCTCGATCTGCGCGTGTTCCTTGTTCCACAGCTTTGCGGTGGTGTACTTCTCATAGCCATTGACCGTGACCATGATCGGCCAGAAACAGACCGCGTTTTTGGCCTTGCTCGGCTCGCCATTGCGCTTGATCTTCAACAGGCAGTGGTCTTTCCCGCACCAGTCGGGGTCTCCGTCGCTGTGCTCCACAAAGTAGAGCGCGTTGTCGGTTTTGAAGTACGCCCCGGTGATTCTTACGACGTCCCCGGTCTTGATCTCGATTCCGTTCTTGTCCAGCATGATTTTGTCCTCCTTTTTGATTAAACGTCAAAGCTGACCGAATGATATGCGAACCAGTGTCCACAGCGGCGGTGCAGCTTGTACCAGTTTGTGAAGCGCTGCCCAGAGCAGTCATAGGCCGTCGGGTAAAACTCGTAGTAGCGGTTTTCCCGGAACCACTCGGCTGCATCGGCCTTGCTGGCCTTGTCCAGCTCGTTCGGGAGCTGCACCAGCTCAATGTAGCCATCAACACCGTGCTCCTCGACAATGCGGCTGTCAGGTGCCGGGCGGTTGCTGTAGGCCCGGATCTCCTTCTTGATGCTGACCATAAAGGCGGCCATGCCGGACTTCTGTTCGGCGGTGGTGGTGGGAACGTCGTCCCGGATGAATGCCAGCAGGGTGTAAGCGTCTCTCAGCTTCTCGGCGTCGGTGATCTTAAACATTGTCTTGTCCTCCAATATTGTTTAGAATTCGTTGAAGTCTCCAGCATCGAACAGCAGGCCGCTTCTGAATTTCAGGCTGAGCTTGCTTTCAGGGGGCTTGCGCTTGAAAACAGGCTTTCCGTTCACCAACTCTGCATACACGGAAAAACTGCAGCGCGTACCTTGGAGAGTGATGTAAACACCGTTCTGATAAGCACGGAGTTCGCCAAGTTCCAGTCCCCAAGAAGTGGTAAACTCAAGGTTTCGGCTCAACGCATTGTGGAGAGATGACTTCTTGTTGTCCGGCATCATCCTGAAAAGCTCCAGCGTTTGCTTCTCGCAGTGCACATTTTTGATTTCCATGGTTCAGCCCTCCTCAACGACCCAGCCGGCGCAATAGCCGGGGTTGCGAAGCCTTGCTTTCTTCAAGGCTTCATCGAACGACCGGGCGCGAACCCGGATGGGTGGCAGGTTCCCGCCTACCATCTCCCATGTGTCCATCGGTGCTACAAACTTCATTGTGTGGCCCTCCCTCAGTTCCGGCTATCCCGCCGGATGCTCAAAATCTGGTCGTTGTCTCCGAAGCTCCGTTCCTGCAGGTTCTCGATGTCGTAAATCAGGAATGCAAGGATCAGAGCTTCCCGTGTGCAGCGCTTCCGTTCCCGGAACGTGTACGGCGTCTTGGCCTTTAACAGCCGTTCCGCCACATCGTCCACAATGTCCAGCGTGGTGGTGTAGGTCTGCGGCGCTGCCGGGCCGCGGCCATGCGAGGTGTACTCAACAAGAAGTCTCATAGCGTTGTTCTTTCCATCTAACAGATGTTCGAATCATTTGTTAGATATATTATAATCACTCTATCCGGTGATTTTCAAGACGCAAATCACTTTTTCCGGTGAATTTGTTACTTTGCACAGTTTAAGGAGGTGTTTTTGTGTACGATGCGCAAAAAATTGCAAAACGCATCAAAGAGCGCAGTCGCCAGCAAGGAATAACGCTCGGTGATCTGCTGTCCGGCTTAGATATGGGCATCAACACGGTGTCTCATATGGCTAAGGGGCAAGAAATCTCATACCTTGCATTTGCCCAGATTGCCGATGCGCTCTCCTGCTCTGTTGACTACCTGCTTGGCCGCACGGACGACCCCGTTCTTCATCAGTTGGATTCGTCGTCGTCGGTTATATAACACGCGCGCCCGCGCGTGATGAAGACGATAGTCTTCATACATAATCATTAACATTAACATTTACATTAACAGCTTGTTTTGCTTGTTTTGCTTATCAAATCAAGCATTTGGTTGTTTTGCTTGTTTTCGCATGCTTCTCGAAAAAAAGCGGGGCCATTAAGCCCCGCCAGAAACCACCTTGGAGATGACCAGCCGCCCTGCGAAGTACTTAAACTTCTCCGGCGAATGGAACAGCTTCTCAAAATATGCTGCATCCTCTTCCCGCAGATCCGTGAAGTCCTCTGCCGAGAGCCCAACTACCAAGAACGTGCCGGCAATGATGTCGTAGGGCTTACCGTTTTGGTATAAGGCTCTGTTCAGTTCAAGCCCGCAGCACTTGCCCTCCTCATTGCAGACCAGGCCCACCGGGCGGTGCGGATCCGGGTAGACCACCTGAATGTAGCCGCCCACGGCGTCTTGCAGGGTTGCAAGCTCGTTGTGAATATCAATGCGTTCCGGGGCCTTTCCCGGCTCAATCTTCAGCGCTTTCATGATTCAAATCTCCTTTCCGGCCGACAGCGGCTCACCATTCCATGCAACACAGAACGGGTACGAATCTACCTCTGCGCTGCGGAGCCAGCCGCCCTGCACAGCCATCATCGCTTCTACCCGGTACGATTGCCGAGTGTGACTCCCCTTGATGTTCTTGTACAGCGCCCCGCCGTGAGACTTCTTGAAAGCCTTGGCCTCCTCTTCGGTTCTGAAAAACTTGTTGCAATACATAGTCAAACCTCCTTGTTGTTGAGCTGATATGCTTTGCCGCGATAATTGATGATGTGCCGATGGTCAGGCGTGCGGAACACTTCAATGCGCTTCTTGTCCACGTTCTTGATGCCAAGCTTCCGGCGAATGAACCGCACCGCAATTTTGATGGTTTCAGCGTTGGTCATGTCCTCAGCCTTGCGGCTCGGCCTCTGCGCATAGCGGCTCATACGGACTTTGCTGACCGCTTCGGCGTCCGCTTCCGTCCCATAGAATTTGTCGGGATCTCCGTAGCCGCTCACCTCGTAGAACCGCTGGCTGCTGACTTGTTCCAGGCGTCCGTTCCAAATCGTGTTGACGCAATAGGCCACATCCGGCCGAATGCCCTCTTTCTCGGCCACGCGGCCAACGAACAGCTCGATGCCCTGCTTATCCCACTCCTTGGAAAAAGTGCAGGCCACAATGCGGATGATTTCAGTTCCGTTGGTCAAATCGACCTTGGCCAGTTCACCTTGGCTCCCATTCATGCTTGCAGTGTTGAAGCGATACCCCTGCGCCAAGTACTTGTTCACCTCTGTCGTGAACATCTTGTTGATGTCTGAATACTTCATGGCCATCCCCCTTATCTAACAATCGTATAACCAGCATACTTGAAGTTGTTCACGAGCCTCGCCGCCTTTGCCAGATGCTCAGCGAGTTCTGCGGCCCGTGCTGCATCCATTGTTGCCCAGTCCATCGAAATGGTGATTTTAACTTTTTCACCAAACACCAAGCGGATTTCAATGGCTTCATCCAGCTCTGCGACTTGCCCTGTCAGCTCCCGCATTGCTTCGCTGAGCACTTTGTACGTTACCATTTTCATATTTTTCGGCCTCCGTTGTTGTTCATGCAGTCCAACAAATGTTTGACTGTGATTATATAATAATCCAACACCTGTTAGACGACAAGACCGCAAATCTAACAAGTGTTGGATTTCAGCGTATTACACAAGATTTCAGAAAGAAAGCTGGTAAAAAGGATGACGATTACTGTCCAACGCATTGTCGATTTGATGGAACATTACGGTTCATCGGGCGCTTTTATGTCGCGCCTGTGCGGGAAAAGCAGAACCCTTGTTGCGAGCTGGCAAGCGGGAAAATCTGTTCCTACCGCTTCGGACATCGCCACTATTGCCGCCCGCTATGGCGTGTCTGAAGCCTATCTCCGGGGAGAGGTAGATTTCCCGGAGTCGAATCTTTCCGCTTTGCAGAGGCGGCTCATGGACTCCACGCACGATCTGACAGATGATGAAATGCGAAAGGTAATAGAGTACGTCCGCTTCGTCAAATTCCTGCGCGAATAACAAAAGGACAGGCTCCCAAAGAGGGCCTGTCCGCGCCATCGGTGCTCGTTACTGCTGTTTCAGCGTTTCGATGTACTCAAGCACCCGCTTGACCTGTTCCGGGGTTAAATCCTTGATTTCTTCCCGAAGAACATCATCAAGCACATTTCCATGTCTGGAGCGCTCATCCGATGCAAGCATCTTCTCACTCCTTCCCGGCGCAAGCACGCCATTGGAAAGAGTAAGACAGCTTACAAGCAGATTCCAGCCATCTACCGAAATCCGTGAATAAATAACAGAAGGGGTTGTGAGGTTATGGGATTCAGATACAGAAAAAGTATTCGTCTTGGCGGCGGCTTCCGCATCAATATTTCAGGAAGTGGAGTTGGGTATTCGTGGGGCGTTCCCGGATACCGAATAACCAAAACGGCCAACGGAAAAATCAGGCAAACGGCATCCATCCCCGGAACCGGAATCGGCTATGTTTCAGAGGAATCTATCCGCAGCGCCGAGACTTTAAGTTCTTCTACGCAGCCTCCAGCATTTGAAACGGAGGTCATACAGTCCACTGACCGGAACAGCTACAAGGACGCCGATTTTGCGGCGCTTATGAAACAAATCCGCTTAGTCCGTTTTCTCAACAAAGCGTTCTTTATAATCGGCACTGTCAGCCTTTTGGCTTTCATCGTTCTTCACACTCCGCAGCGGCTCCTGTTGACAATCCTTTCTTTTGCTGCGTTTTTGTTCGTCCGCTATAGAACCAAAGTAAATTTGGAATACGATTTCTCCGATGAACAACGTGCCGCTTATGAGGACTGGTATCACGCATGGCGAAAGCTATTCGCTTGCGATGCCGCATGGTATGTCACGGAGATAGAAAAGGAACACAACACTAAAACAAATGCAGGCGCCAGCGAAGTAACTCTCCCCAAAAAGCTCCTTGGAATGCCGAAGCTTCCCTATTACCTCAGCACCAATGTTCCATACTTTTCTGCAGCTCTGTCAAAAAAGGAATCGTTCTATATTCTTCCCGATAATATATTCTATCTTCATGACGGAAAGTTGAGCGCCTACGATGCAGACGAAGTCAATTACCGCGCCGACATCGTTCATCCCATCATGGACTCAACGGAAATGGAAATCCCGGCGGACGCTAAGATTGTCGGCAAAACATGGCTCAAGGTAAATGCGGACGGATCCCGTGACAAGCGTTATAAAAACAATCACCAGTGCTCCATCTGTGAATGTGGCAGGCTTCGCGTTTCTTCTCCTGCCGGCTTGAACCTGTGTCTCATGCTTAGCAATTCGGAGCATATCGACGATTTCAATTCTATCATCGCCAAATAAAAAAGACCCCGGCCATTATAAAAATGGTCGGGGATTTCTAAACACGTCAGGAGGTATATTCTAATGCCCTGCTATAAGGATGAAAAAACTGGCACATGGTACTGCCAATTTCGCTACGCTGATTTCACCGGAAAAAGAAAACAGAAGCGCAAACGCGGCTTCAAAACCAAACGTGAAGCGCAGGAGTGGGAGCGCGAATTCCATCTGCAAAAGGCCAAGAGCTGTGATATGACTCTTGCCAGCTTCGTGGAGCTATATTTCGATGACCGGGAGCACCATGTCCGCGACACCACAATGGACACTAAGCGAAATATTTTTGACACCAAAATCGTTCCGCTTCTCGGAAACCGGAAAATGAACGAGATTACTGCTCTTGATATTCGAGATTGGCAGCAGCGAATCAAAGAAATGGGCGAAGCCACTGGCCTCCCCTATTCGGAAACATACCTCTACACCATTCACGCACAGTTGACCGCGCTCTTCAACTATGCCCAGACGTTCTACGGCCTGCGTCTCAATCCGTGCGATGCCTCTGGCTACATGGGTTCCTCCGTCGCCGGGGAAATGCTTATCATCACGAAAGACCAGTATGAGCTTTTGCGGAAAGAATTCCGCAATGAGGCCTATCTTCTGGCATTTGATATTCTATTCTGGACGGGATGCCGCGAGGGTGAGATGCTGGCGCTGTTGCCCAAAGACCTGACCGATGATGACCAGTTGCGCATCTACAAGACTTACCACAGAAAAAAAGGGCAGGACATCTTCGGCCCCACCAAGAACAGCAAAAAAGGAGGCAACCGAAATGTACCTATTCCACATTGGTTGGCCGAAGAGTTCCGCACCTACTGTTCCCGGCTCTACGGGCTGACCCCGGACGACCGCGTGTTCTACATGACGTGCACAGCACTCAACAAAGAACTGACCCGCTGCACCCAGCTAACCTATCTGCCAGACATTCGCGTCCATGATCTTCGACACAGCCACGTTTCTCTCTGTATCGAACTTGGGTACTCTATTGTTCTGGTAGCCAAGCGAATCGGCGATACTGTTCCCGTCGTCATGCGGACCTATGCCCATTTGTACCCCAACAAGCAGCAGGAGCTTGTGTCGAAGCTGGAGGCCATCGGCTCCCCCACTTCTAACAACGATGACTCTGATTTGATGTCACTCGGCTAG